AACAGTACTCATTTAGGATACTCCAGTTTGATAGCAACAATAGCGTCGTGCCATGTGGTTGTTGAGTTAACTAAGTCATCAAAACGCATCTCGTCTTGGTTGAGTAGGTTGTACTTAGTTCTGCGTTTACGGGCGTAGTCCTTGCTGTTATAGAGTGCTTCTAATTCAATAGCTCTTGCTGTAATTGCTAACATCTGTGACTCAGTTGCAATCACACCTTTTATTTTAATTTCAATACTACCAACCTCTTGTGAGCAGTCCCCATACAATTCTGTTGTTGCTGCAATTAAGTCAATCATTGTGCTATCTCCGTAACTATGATTTCGGATGAGCCTACTTCAGTGACTAGTGCGGGAGCACCAACGCAGCGGTTGTTGTACAGTGTTTTGCTAAGAGATGATGTAACCGCAAGAGCAAAAGTAATAGCTGTGCCAACTACGCTTGACGTTGACACTAGTGTGCTAATCGTCAGCATTTCTGGAGTAGAGAAGTCGTTAGCCACTACCCCATAAGTTTGTGTTGTCATACTCAAGCCAGCATAGGCCAACGTAGAACCACCGATGTTTACTCTTACGCTGTTCATCAAAATATTGTAAATGACATCCCAAGAACCCGTACACTCACCAAACGCCCTAGCTTGTACTAGAAATTTACTATTTGCTCCTTTAGGTGTGACGCTAAATGTTAAGCCAGTCACTACTGTTTCAGTCTCTGTTGCTAGTGACTGTGAGCCTTGCGCTGTTGTTAATACATTCACGATCTGCAATACACTACCTGCTGGCATTGCACTAGAAGCAATAGTAGAAGCATCTGTAAGAACAGTCCCAGTCTCATCAGGTAACGTCAGAGTCCTATCGGTACTGGAGTTAGGTGAAGCAACTGTGAAGATGCCTGTACCCGAGGCGTTTGGTGTTAAGGCAATCTTACTCATTAGACACTCTCCACAGCAGTTTTAAGTGTCTCTATGTCAAAGGCTTCGTCAATCTTTACTTGCACTTCATCATACTTAACTCTGATCTGTTCTCTAGATATCTCAACTGCAACCGGATCAGAGCCGGGAATCTGTTTAGCTATTAGTGCATCTAAAGGAGCAAACTCTAAGGAACGCTTAGCTCGTCTAACATCATGTGCAATAGTCTTAGCTTTAGTAAGGTTAACTGTTATAGGCATTACACATACTCCCAAGCTTCTCTAAATGTTCTATCAGTCGGTATGTCTGCTACATCTACAATGTGATAGACCTTACCAGTAGGTACATCTTTAGCTGCTATCTGTTCTATTGTTAAACCACAATCAGCGGGAACAATAATAGCTACACCACCTTCATCTGTTTTATATATGATTCTTTTCATTTTAATTTCCTACGACAGTTAGCGACACATATTGTGCATTAGCATTAACATTAGCACCATTCCTTGTAGTAACTTTTACAGAAGATGCTGTGTAGTCTCCCACTCCAGCGATCATATCTGACCAGGTGTCGTCACCCGCTGCAAAAGGAGCTGAATAATTTGAATCTTCCATATCAGTAGAAAAGTTAATTGTGTAATTACCTGTCCCGTTATCAGTAACTGAACTGACATTACCTGAAGCCCGTATAGCTACCGTACCTGTGCCGTTAAAGTTAACCCAAGCCCTGCAAGCGTATAGTGGAGCAGAACCTGTTGCGTTTAATGCATCAGTAATCCTAGCAGCGGCTATATCACCTGTTAGGTCTTCTCCGTCAAAACCTGCTGTTGAATCAATGTCTGGTGTTGTAACACCTGTTGTCCCATTTAGTGTGATTGTCATAGTGTTCCTTAGATTACGATGTAGCGTGCGCCAGAACTTACGGTAACTGTGACACCGCTATCAATAGTTATCGGGCCTGTACTCATTGCATTATTAGTAGCTACAATGGTGTAGTCTGTGGTGACACTCTGACCGTTCTCATAAAAGATAGCATCAGAACCTCCACCAGAAGCTCCTCCACCGCCACCAATAGCACCCCAAGCAGAGCCATCATAGCCCTCGAAAGAAGTATCAGTAGAATTGAACCTTAAGTTACCTGTTGTAGGAGAGACATCTCTCTGTGCCGTAGTGCCTGTAGGCATCACAGCAGAGCCTGTAGAGGATGTCTTAGCTACTGTGGTAGCCGGTTGGTTAGCACTATCAGCCAGTGTCCCCTGAGCAGCTGTAGCGTAGTCTGTTGTATCAAATGCTTTAACTTGTGCCAGGTTAGTGACTTCACTATCCATCAACGCACCTGCAACAGTCACATTAGTAGCGTCTGTTACGTCTGCACTTGTTTCTATACCACTTAGCTTAGTGCTGTTTGCGTCAGTGAATGCGTTAGTATCTGCATTACTCTCGTAGGCAGTTTTAATCTCTCCAGCAGTTTGATCCGCAGTAGCACTTGTCTCAATACCAGATAGCTTAGTAAACTGAGTATCAGTAAACGCATTAGCTTCTACCTCATAAGCAGCCTTAATTTCAGCACCTGTTTGATCTGTAGTTGCAGCAGTCTCGATACCTGATAACTTAGATTCTTCAGCAGTAGTGTAGGATGCAGTCGTAGCTGCAAGGACAGATGAGAATGCTTGTACGTCAGTACCAATAGCCACACCTAAGTTAGTTCTTGAAGTGGCTGCGCTATTTACATCAGATAAGTTATTAATTACTTGTAACCCAACACCTGTACTTATGGCTTGCCATATTGAACCTGTGTAGGATAATACAAGATTAGAAACAGTATTGAAGTACAATGCACCAGCACTTAAAGCATCACCGTCATTGTCAAGGGTAGGGTTAGATGCTTTAGCACCTAAGTACCTGTCGTCAAAAGAATCATAAGAAGCAGCAGCGTCTGTTGCAGAGCTTGCGGCAGCAGTTTCAGAGTTAGAAGCATTAGTGGCAGAAGTAGAAGCCTCAGATGCTCGTGTTGTTGCAGTAGACGCAGATGTTGCAGCAGAACTGGCTGAACCAGCGGCAGCGGTAGCTGATATAGCGGCCTCAGCAGCCTTGTTAGAAGCTACGGATGCCTGATTAGCAGCATCTGTTGTAGCATCTCCTGATCCACCTGGGCCTCTATATATAGCCATTTAACTGTCCCTATCTATTTGCGATGTACATAGTTACTTCAAATCCAAATCTCATTTCTGTATATTCAGGTTTAGTCCACATCATGTTTCTCCAGAGTATTTTAATTAACTTATCTCTTTCGTGCCTTTTAATCTCGTTCTTGCGGCAGTAATTTGTCCAAAGCATATCACCCTCCTCGCTAAAGTTAGGTGCGTTCCTTCGGTCTCCCTACTTCCGTCCTGATGGATGAACGACTTATGAAAACTCCCCAGACCTTATGAGCCTGGGGAGATACTACAACCTACTGATTAAGCAGGGACAGCTAGAGCTACAGCAGCATCGTCACGCAACTCAGCTACACCGTAAAGCATATCTGTCGTGAACAATGTTGCAAGCCACTCTTGCTTGTACTGGGTCTGTGAACGTACGCCCATTTGCTCAGCAAGACAGAAAGCATCTTTATGAGCCATCAAGCAAATACGGTCAGCACCTGAACTACCTGCACCAAAGTCAGCATTGGTAGATACAAATACTTTAACACCATATACATCACCAACAGAACCATTACGGATTGTGTTGCTTGAACCCACATCACCAGTGAACGCTTGCTCAGTAAATCGAGCAATGCTCATTAAAGTATTTCTGGTTGTAGGTGGAACAAGTAAAACACGATCTGACATAGGTACATCAGCGTCATCGAGCCTTTGGATTGAACGTCTTATCCCTGCATCAGCAAGCGCAGCAGCGTTTGAAGACGTAGAGTTATAAGCAGTTGCACCCGTAGAACCGATCCATGCTTTAGTAGCTGTGTTAGAAGTAGCGTAGTCATCAGTGCCAAGTGTAGCACCGTTAACCAAACGACCAAGACGTACAAGGTCAGTATCAACCTGTTTAGCAATAGCATAACCAGCGTCTTCAGTGTAGAACTTACGCAAAGAGCTTATTGCTTGTGTCTCTACGATGTCTTCAATGAAACGTGAGTATTCATAATGCTTGTTAATGTTAACGAGGATTTCACTCTCTGTAGCAGCAATCAGTGTGACCTGAGTTGATGCTGATTTAGCAGAGGCTGCTCCACGAGTTGGTTTAGGAATGTG